CTTCCTCAAAATCAATAGTGTATTCTATTAACTTGTCGTTTAAAGATGTTTTAAATTGTATAGATGATTTTTTTACTTTAACAGGCACAACTTCGTTATTCCCTGTTGCCTTGTTTGGTCTTTCAATCCAAACATACTCACTTAATAAAAGTTCCTCAAAAAAGTTGTTTGCACCTTGTGGGTAATATCCGCTGCTTAATGTAAAATTTTGTTTTGCTGTTGTGTTAAATGTTACATTAGGTGCATTAGATATTGAATATGTTGCACTACTACCGCTTGGGTATGTTAATATATTTGTTTTGTAGTTTTCGTTTTTTCTTGCTAATGTTTTAGTTTCTTTTAAGAAAAACCATAAGTCTTGTTGCGCACCGTATTTGTTTATAAAAACTATTCTCCTACCGTCCCCATATTTTGTACAATCTATTCTTTTAATTCTACCATTGTAAGCACCTATAAAAGTTGTAGTAGCACTAAAAGCTGTCGTGTTTGTTGCGCTTGATGCTGTTTTTGTAACTATGCCTGTTGTATTGTTTGGGTAATATAATTGCACATAACCTAAATCGGGGTTTTTAGAAATTAATATTTGACTGTTTGCAGTAGTAGGGTTTGTTCCGTCCTCAAAATAACCATATCCCATAAACCCATAATCTGTACTTGCGCTTGTCGCAACTACGTTGCCCGTTCCGTCAAAATCTGAATACGTTCTTAATGTTACATTTATTAATATGCTTTGTGCATTATAATTTGAATTGTATTCTATGTCTAAAAAATCTCTGCATAACTCTGATATGTCAAAATTCTGTGTCGTTCCTTTCTTTGTGTTTCTAACTAATGTATATTTAGTAACAGTATTTATTTTTATTTGACAGGTGCAAGAATTTACACCGCTAATAGGTATTGATATAAATTTAAACTGTGGACTGCGTAATAATAATCTTGCCATATCTTATTTTTTTTGTAATAGCATTATTTGATATTCAATATCTAATATAAATGCAGTAGTTAATTCTTTTGGTAATTTGTCAAAACCCATTTCAAATGACTTGGTAAAAAACATAGTTGCTTTAATTCCTTTTTTCTTTATACTATTTGCTAATATGTAACCCATAGTCTTGTATGATCCAAACCTACCTTTTTTATCACGAGGTTGCATTCTCCTAAACTCTGCCCATTTAGAAAATATACCTGTTGCATATTCTAAACCTTTTAAATTACTGCTTGACTTGTATCTAAAAGGACTGTTACTGCTTTGACCATAAGTGCTTTTAACACCCTTAACACCTTTGTCTTGAAATTGACCATAATCTGACATATAAAAATCAATGATGTATCCGTCATCTGATTCATCTAAATCATATCTTAACGAGTCATATAATTGCTTTGTATAGTTTTGTCCCTTTTTAGTTAGCCTTGTTCTTGACTGTTGAATAACATAATCAGAGAATTTGTTTAATGCTTCTTTTGTGTTTGTAAGTTTCATTAGCAAATAGTAATGTCGTTGTATATTAAAATTTCAATTCCACAAGTCCAACCTGCCAACATATTTTCAAACCTATCATAAAAAGGATCGCACGTAGGGTTGCCCTCTAACTGATATTTTTCTGCGTGTAAAGATCCTTTGCGCAAGTTTTGTATTAATTTGTTTAATACTCCTAACTGTGTATTTAAGATGTCTTGTTCGTTGTTGTTTCCTACAAATCTGTCAAGTGTCAAATCTTTGCTTTGATCTACAATATCGGCTGCAATAACTGTAATGCTAAAACGCAATACTTGTTCTTCTGCAGTAACGCTGTTTACCATTATATGACCTAAAGGAAAAATGTCTTGCTTGTTGAGGTTAACATTAGAAATGTTCCCTGTCGATACAGTATTAATATTTACGTCTGCAAGTAGTTGCTCCTTAATAGTTTCTGTTAATTGGTAAAAACCTCTTATGCCTTGATTCATCTTTTAAATTTCTTTTTTATGTTCTTTGCTTCTATTTCAGTTTTTTCTTGTATAAATGACAACATTAAAAAACATTCGTGCGCACCTAATTTAGTGATATTTTCAATTCGTTCAATATTTCCTTGAGCAAGTGTGTAGATTGACTGATACCACCCCCATTTTCTATTAAAGTTTGATCTTGCATTAAGTTCGTTCCCTGTTCCACTTCCAAAGATTTCAGTATAGTTTTCGACAAGTCGTTGCCTAAATTCCACAAAAAAAAAATTGATGACAATACTGCACTTAATGGCATATCTAATAATGCATCGCTTGTGTTTACATCATACTCTTTAATTGCATATCGTTTTTTGATTTTAGAAACAATAGGTCTGTACAATACATTCATTGTTTTTTCCATATTATCCCAATCTCCAATATAAGTGTCAATGTCAATATATTCACCTAATGTTATATCGTCCAACTGTGGGTTAAAGCCATACTCAATACCGTTAATTTTAAATTGTTTTACAAGACTTGGCTTTTGCTCAAACAACAAATTAATTTTATTTGTAATATTGTTAAAATCTGCAATCTTTATTCTCATTACATTTTTTAGTTCAACATCACAAAATACTTCAATAGCTTTTGCATTTAAGAAATGACTTTCTTCTGTTTGCTTTTGTATATTTAAAAACCTTTTATACTGTGCTAATGTAATGTCATCTAAAGTTTTTGGTATTTCAATATTGATCTTCATATATATATAACGTATTTATTTATGTTTTTTATTGTATGCAAGATAATAAAAAAAAGGGAGTCATTTCTGACTGCCCTCTCCTTTCATAAAAAAACTAATGTCTGTTCTAAATCATACTTGCTTCGTGACAAGTGCCCGAACATACTCCTGTATCTTTTGGCATCGATGCTCCGCATTGTGTGCATTCGTATTCGTCTTGTTCGTGTGGGTTTAAAAAGTCGTGCCACATAACTATATATTGTAAATTACTGATAGCAATACTCTGCCTACAAAATAACATAGTGCGAAAATTAAAATGTACCTTGTGATCTTTTTTGACATTCTGCCTAATTTAGATCCTGTGCTTTCTTTTTTTGTCATCTTATTATATTTTTAATTGTTTGCGTGTCTACCGTACCATATTTTCTATGTACGTTTTGTAGATACTTTGATGCAATATCTACCTGTTCCTTGTTACAAGATAAGAAATATATTTTTAATTGCCTATCTATTTCTGTGATTTCTGTCAATGGTAGTCGTTGTATATTTCTAACACTCTTGACATTTCGTGCGGTGTAAGACTCCATAAATCTTTGTTAGGGTACAACTTACTTGCTATGTTTATTAATGCTAAATTACTCATCGTATTTTTTTATAAGATCCAAACCGTAATAGTTTGCAACATAGTTAATATGCTTTTGCGTTGTCATTGACCAATATCCTAATTGGTGTAATTCGTTGCCTACTATCTTGGCAACTATTGTTGAGTATGACCAAACGTTGTCTCTATCTAATCTTAAATTTTGCGTGTATCTTGGTAATGTTTTCATTAGTCGTTGCTGTTTTCGTAATTAGTAATTTTGTCGCTTATGTACTTTGTCCTATTGTTTAGATACTTTAAGTCAAGCCTGTCAATAGTATTGTGCGGTATAACATCGTTTTCGATGTATTCGATTAAGTGTTGTGTTGAGTACATAATTGAAATTAAATCTCTGTACTCTTGTGTTGTAATTTGTAACATTTGTTTGTTATTTTTATGATTAATACTAAGTGCAAGATAACACTAATTTAGGTTATAAACAAATTTATTAACAATTATTTTTAATGTAATGCGTAAGATCCAAAGTTTGGTCTGCTTAAAATTGAGTATGTCGCATATCTGCAACTATCAATAATGTGATTGTGTTTGTCAACAGGTACGTTGGTTAATGATCCGTTCTTGTCTTCTTGCCATTTGTAGTTTCTAAACTCGCCTATTGCATTTAAAGATTTTTTTGTTACGTGTATCTTGTATCTCTTTAATAAGTCAATACCTGCATTTACGCTGTCCCTACCTTTTATACTTGGAAATATGTTATGTCCCATTTTACGTAATTCACTAATTAATCTTGGCTCTGCACTATCTGCATATATTGGCTTTGTTCCAATACCCTCATCTCTTAAAAAATTATTGATGTCATTAGTTGTCATCTTAGTTCTATATAGATGCTCGTTAATATATAGGTTATGATTAAGAGTAAAAACAGAAACAAATACTGTCGGATCATTAGTATATCCAAAGTCCATTCCGTATGCAATTAACTCTGCTTCAACAGGTACTTTGTCAATTTCAACAAAACTAAATACGGTGCTTCTACTCGCTGCCCGTTCACCTAAACCATATATCTGCCAATACTGTTCGTCAGTATCTTTTAACAATTCTATTTCTTTAATTATAGATTGCTCAATAAATGGGTTGTCTAAATATGTAGTCTTATAAAATGTGCAATCCTCTCTTGGCAATACCTTTTCATATATCCAATGATACTCGTCTGACGGGTTAAAATCAAGTATAATTTTTTCTTGTGTTCTAAAAACTAATTGTTGCCAATCCTCAAAATACAACTCGTTGCCCTCATTTATAAATAGCAAATCTCTTTTACGTCCCCTAATCTTTTGCGGTTGATCTAAAGAAATAAACTCAACTAAATTGCCAAACAGAAAGTATTCAGAGTTTGACTTATTGTGAAACTTCTCGCTGTAACAATTATGCTCTTGCAATATTGTCATAAAATCTCTTAATACGGTTGCTCTTAAACTTGGAAATGACTTTCTGCAGACAGTAATTACTTTGTCATTATTGTTAGTGCAATAGTGAAATATGATCCATAGTATAATGTTATAAGTTTTGCCCGATCTTGTTCCGCCTTGCTCAACTATAATTTTTGTGTCAGATACTAAAAGATGATCATAAACAATATTAGTCTTTATTTTTCTTTGATCCAATTATTTCGATTTGAAAATTAGTAGGCATTCCCTCTGCTCCTGTAATTTCTTGACGTTCAACATAACCTCTTTGTTTGCCTTTTGTTTTTAAATAGAATATCGTTGCAGTTGTATTACCGTCTTGTATTTGCTCGTGCAGTTTAGTTTCTGCAAAATCTACTGCTATGTTTGCAATATCCTCAACTTGTTTTGCAAAGTCTTTATCCTCATTAAGCCATTTATAATAAGTGCTTCTTGGTATGTCTGCATTTTTACAAGCTACAGTTACAACTCCTAAACTTTGCTCTAATGCTTTTAAAAGACTTTCCTTTTTTATATGTCTACTTTTGTCCATTTTCTTTTTTATGTTTTACCTTTAATCTTATTTGATTTGTAGTTTGCCAAGCTTTGTTATATTCTGCATCAGCAAATAATTTTGAAAACCCTGTAATATGTTTTAGTTTGATTAACTCCTGTATTCCCATACCTATTTCGTTGCATATATCCTCATCGTTCCAACCGTTCTCTAACATTTGAAATACCATACTTGACATTCCCGTTACGCTATGCATACCTCTTGCTCTGTTGTGTCTAACAGTAGATGCCATACGATCGTTTATGTCCTTTTCAATTACTACTATTGGTATGTAACCTTTGTTTCTGTCAAGAAT